GGGCACGGCTCGGTATTCAATGTACTGTCTGAAGACTTGGGCGGATTCAGGGAAATTATCCACCCTGGTGCGTTTGACCGCGCATTGGCAAAGTCTGACATACGTTGCCTGTTCAATCACGACGCTAATCTGATTCTAGGCAGGAATACGTCTGGAACCTTAGAAGTGGGTACCGATAGTGCCGGACTGAATTACGCCTGCGAAATGGCAGATGTCAGCTATGCCCGCGACCTCAAGGTAAGCATTGATCGTGGCGACGTGAACCAGAGCTCGTTCGCGTTCTCGGTCGATTGGGAAGACGAAACAGAGCGCAAATGGTCAATGACGCGGTCGGAAGATGGCCAATGGATTTTGAACCACTTCGACGTTGATGAGCTGTTTGATGTTTCCCCCGTGACTTACCCGGCCTACAAGGCTGCTGGCGTCCGTTCGGCTGGCCTTGCGCCTGCGTTTCGTGCGCTTGATACGGCAAAAGGTCGGTTTAATGCCCGACAAAAAAACGAAGGAACAAAAGCGGACGAAATGCAAAAGGCGGAAGCTGCTGCAATTCGCGCCCGACTAATTCAAATAAATACAAACAATATCTTTTAACGGGCGCGGAAGTGCCAAATACTGAGCAATATGAGAACCGAGAAGGAACTTCTTGAGACACGCGCCCGGCTGGTTAATGAGCAGAACGATCTGAACAACCAACTAAACGGCAAAGACGTAACTGATGAAATGTCGCAGCGATGGGATAAGATTCAGCTAGACATTGCCGCGCTTACTGCTGAAATCCAACGAGGACAGAGCGTAAAGCAAAACATGGCCCTGATTGCCGACCAGCAAGCCGAATCGGAGGACCGCAGCGGGGTTGCGCCAAAAAGCGCAGACCAAAAAGGCGCATACCGGGCTGCGTTCGATAAATGGCTGCGCACGGGCCTTGGCAATATGTCTACCGAGGAACGCGGCATTATGAGCCGTGGGACTGATCCGCAATCGGTCGGAACAAACAACCTGGGCGGCTTTACAGTCCCCCAGGAGTTCGGCGACGAGCTGATTAAATCAATGGCCGCATACGGTGGAATGCTTGACGTTTCTACCGTAATTCGCACCCTGTCAGGCTCGCCTATGCCCTTCCCGTCCAGCGACGAGACTGGCGTAACTGGCCGACTTGTTGCGGAAAACGCGCCCCTTGCGGTAAAGGACATCGCTTTTGGCTCCATCACGTTAGGTGCTTACGCCTACACGTCTGACATCGTAAAGCTGTCCTATCAGCTGATGCAAGACAATGGGATCAACCTGGAGGCTGAAATCATGCCAATCCTTGCCGAACGACTGGGGCGAATTTTCAATACGCACCTGACTGTTGGAACCGGATCAGGCCAGCCCTCTGGCGTGGCAACCGGTGCGCTTGCTGGCGTTACTGCCGCTGCTGCTGCTGGCGTTACGCGTGGCGAGATCATCGACCTGCAACACAGCGTAGACGCTGCGTACAGGGCAAATGGCCGCTACATGCTGAACGATCTGACCATTGCAGCCCTGCGTAAGCTTGCACTAGGAACTGGTGACGCTTCCCCCCTGTGGCAGTTGTCAATGCGCGAAGGCGTGCCTGACCTGCTCGAAGGCAAGCCATACACAGTCAACAACGACATTGCTAGCCTTGGTGCTGGCAACGTCCCCCTTTTGTTCGGCGACTTCAGCAAGTACCGCGTCCGCATTACGCGTGACGTCACGATGGCTGAAATGAACGAGCTGTATATCGCAAACCTACAAAAAGGCTTCACGGCCTTTGCGCGGATGGATGGTGCGCTGCTCGATACCAAAGCAGTTAAAAAACTGACCAATGCCGCTTCGTAAAGTCACAATAATTCAGCCAATCGCAGGCAGCGGATTTACCTATCAATCTGGCGAACAGGTTGATTTGCCGGAGCTGTTAGCGAAGACCTGGACGGATCGCGGACTAGCGGAATACCTGGATAATGCGGAGGGCTTGACGCCCTCCGCAACGCCAGCAAAACGCGCCCGGAAAAGCATTAGCCGTAAACCCGAAAAGATAGAAAAGCGATAATGTACGGAGTATCTACGATCATAAATATAATTGGGGCCGAACCCGTGACGTTGGCTGAGGTAAAAGAACACCTACGGGTGGACTTTGATACAGACGATGTAACGATTTTAGCCCTGATTGGCGCGGCTCGTGGATATTGTGAAAACTATATTGGTTTCATTCTTTGCCTACAAACTAGATTTACGTTGTTTACTCGGTTTGAAGATTTTAAATTGTACGGTCCTGCCGTTTCAATTCAATCCATTACCTACCGCGACGAACTGAAGGAACAAGTTACCCTACCTGCTGACGATTACGAGTTTACACCCAGCAAAGTTTGCGACCTGTACCCTGCTGACAAATGGCCAATTGGTGACCGCATTAAGGTCACTTATACTGCTGGCTATGAACCTGAAAACGTGCCGCGCCAGATCAAACAAGCTATGCTTTTATTGATTAGCGATTGGTACGAAAACCCTGCCGATTCTGTACGAAGATTCCCAACAGCGTCAAAGGCGATACTTGATATGGAACGTGTTACAATTTTATAGCATGGACGCAATTGGAAAAATGAATACCAGGCTGACGGTGCAAGGGTTTACTGTTGCTCGTGATGCTGAGGGCGGGGAGGTCAAAACGTGGACCGACCGATTTATTACCTACGCAGGTGCTGAATTTATGCCTGTTGGAAGCGATGAAAAGTTTACTTCCGACCAAATAACCACCCGCACCTCTGTGCGCTTTACGATCCGAAAGGGCGACCGCGAAATCAGCACAAAAGAGCGATTGGTTTACGATGGCAAGATTTATGAAATAGATTCAGTTTTGCCCATTGGAATGCGTCAGGTTTACCTATTAATTGAGGCGTTCCAAATAGGGGAAAATAAAACTATCTAATATGCCAAGCGTAGGGAATAGCGCAAGCATAAATGCGCAGATTACTAGCTTTCTCAGGAAGGTGAAGTTGTCAACGGACGACTTTAATAAAAAGACAAAGAAGAAAATACTTGTTCGCGCAGCTCGGCCACTTGTAAAAGCCGCCAGAACCCTTGCCCCTAAATCCACAAAGGCGCATTACAGATATACGTCAGGCAGCCGAATCAAATACAATCCTGGCAACCTGCGCAGATCAATTAAAAGGATTCAGCTAAATAAGTCAACAGACGTTTTTGTTGGCCCTCAATTCGCAAAGCAAAGGGTTATGGAATACGGCGGACCTGGCCAGCCTACTGATGCGTATTACGCAGCAATGGTTTTCGGATCAGCGCAACGATTCAACGCAAAAGTCTTGGCACCTGCGCTTGCCGCCACGTCTTCAACTATTATATCAGAAGTTGAAAAAGCCGGCCTTGCAGCAATCAAAAACCACGCCAATGCTCGCGGCATTAAAATTACTTAAATGAACCCAGAGACAGGGATATACGAAATGCTGCGGGACGATACGCAATTAAACAACCTGGTTGCTGGCCGGGTATATCCCTCTATTGCGCCACAAAACGCTGTGGCTCCTTACGTGCTGATTCAACAAGTAGAGGAATCAGAGCAACAAACGCAAGATGGCCCTATATCGGACGGGTGGACTTTCAATGTGGCCAGTATTGCAGCCGATAACGCAACTGTACGAGCGGTTTCCAGGGCGGTAAAAACTGCGTTGAATTGGAAGGTCAAGCAATTGGCCGAAGGCAATAAAATACGCACCAGGTTCGACGATGAATCAGATGCATCATACGATAACGACCAACAATATTTTCAAATTATCCAGCCTTACCGGGCGCGGGTTACAACTTAAATAAACTACCAATGACCGAAACAGTAATAAACGGAACCAACCTGCGCCTGTATGTGGATGGTGATGTAGTTGGCCGCGCCACTTCTTGCAGCCTTTCTATGTCGAAAGAGCTTGCAGAAACAGTACACAAGGACAATATCGGCGGGTGGGCAACGCAAGAATCACGCAAAAAGTCGTTCAGCATTGCATTTGAAGGGTTTACCTCTGAGTTGCAAACGCTAAACTCGGTAGATGTCAAATCTAGCGCAGACCTGTTTGATATTTTCAACGCATCCACCCCTATACTTTGGAAGTTTACGACTGACGAAACGGGGGATACGCAGTACGCAGGAAGCGCGCACCTGTCCGAGCTTTCAATCAATGCTGCGGTGGAGGAAAACTCCACCACGTCCGGGTCATTCACCGGAACGGGAGCAGTCACAAAAACCACAATCGCCTAATATGAAAGAAGTAACGATTGATAATCAGAAATGGCCAGTAAGGTTTGACTTTTCAGCCATTAAGCGCATACTCCCGATGTTTGGGTATGATTCATTGAAGGACGCTAACGATATGCTCGTTCGTATGTCTCAGATGGACATACCCCTGGACGCTGTCACCCCTATGGTCCGCGCTGTGGTTCGGTCTGGGCTAATGGCAGCAAAAGATGAGCGCGAATGCCCGACAATTGAATTCTTTGACCAGGCCATCGATGAAGATTTGCAGCTCGTTGCCAACGTCATTATTGCGATGAGTGACGCGCCTGATGAAGACGATCAGCCCCAAAAGGCAACGCCGGGAAAGCCCAAAAAACGGATTACCAAGCGGTAGCCCTTGTGCACCTAGGCTTATCGTTGGATGACTTTGACCGCCTGACCATACCCGAGTTTTTCGACGCGGTAAAGGTCAGGCGGGACATGGACAATATGAGCCTTCAGCAAACTAGAATGGTGATGTACGCAGCAATGCTGCCACACTATAAAAAGCTGAACATTACCGACATCTTGCCCTTGCCTGGTGATAAACCTGTGTCAGCTCGTCGCATATTGACAGCAGAAGAGGAAGAGCTACAATTATCGACTATTGCCCGCATGGACGCGGAGGCAAAAGCCGACCACCTTAAATCAAATGCCAAAATCTGACCTCTTAATACGCCTCGGTACTGACCTTTCCCAATTAGGGGCTGGCCTAAATCGTGCTGAAAAGCAATTAAAACAATTCGGTTTTAAGGCTGAGGCAATTGGCCAGCAGCTCAGTACTAGGGTTTCTTTGCCTATTATTGCAATAGGCGGTGCTGCGGTTAAAACATTTGCGGAATTTGACCGGCTAGAAAAGGGTCTTGCGGCACTTGGCGGGTCTGCAAGTGCGGGCCAAGAAGCCTTTAAGCGATTAAATGCAATTGTCCTTGATACAAGGACTACGCTTGACCTAAAGACCGCCGCATTGGGCGAACAACGCTTAGTGGGCGCAGGCCTTGCTGCTGCTGAGGCCGAGCGCACTATTAAACAGCTTGGTATTGCCGCGACCGTGTCCGGATCATCTATTGACGACGTGGGCGGAGTGCTGCGCCAATTCAATCAAATAATTGGTAAATCTAAGATTGAGCAGGAAGACCTTAATACTATATTAGACCGAATGCCTGCGCTTGGTGCTGTCATTAAAGAGGAATTCGGCACAGGAACAGCGGAAGGAATACGTGCCACAGGAATTAGTATGGAGGAGTTTGTTTCTAGGCTGACAGACGCCATTGAACAAAACGAGAAGTTCCAAAACGTTCAGGGTGGCCTCGCCAAGTCTTTTGAGTCCTTTGCAAATGCCGTTCAGGTGGGCATAAAGCCCCTTGGCGAGGCCATTTCAAAAGCATTAAACCTTGAGGCCAACCTAGCCCGGCTTGGCGACTTTGTTGGCAAAGTGTCACAAGGCTTTGCTGATCTAAATCCAAACGTGCAAAGGTTTATAGTTTTTAGCGCGGCAGGGGCTGCGGCCATTGGTCCTTTATTTTTGGGCCTTGGTGCCGCAGCAAAGTCTTTGCCTTTGCTAGTGTCGGGTTTTAAATTACTTGCAGCCCCGGCTGGTGTTGTATTAAAACTATTAAAGCCAATTAGCGCGACAATTGGCCTTATTATTCCGGGCGGTGGAATAGGATCAGTTGTTAAATTTGCTAATGCCTTTAGCGGCCTTGGCAAGGTTATAGCGGTTGTTACTAGCCCGATTGGCATTGCGGTTGGGGTAATGGCCGCGCTCGCAATTGGGTTTAAACGAGCCTATGATCGTAGCGAGTTCTTTAGGTCGCAACTTGGCAGATTGGGCGAAGTGTTTTCTGCCGTAGGCGGCTTTATTGGCGGCCTGGTATCAAAAGTATTGCCGGACATGGGCGCGGCCTTTAAGTCCGTAGGCGGCGTTTTTAATGCTGTTTTTGCGGTAATAGGTGGGGTTATATCTGGCGTTATTGAGGGGTTCTTATCCCTTGTAGAGGTGGTAAAAAACGTGGCGTCTGCCATATCTTCGTTTGTGTCGGGGGATTTTAAATCTGCCTTAGAAAGTGCTAAAAACGCTTTTGACCTGACGCTTGGCGGTGGCGCAGGCCGCAACGTTGCAAACGCTTTTGTTACGACCTTTAAGGAGACGCTGAACGGGGGGCTGGAAAGAGTGGTGGCTAGTCAAGCAGTAAGAAACTTTGCTGGGCTTATTGGCGGCTTTACTGCCGAGCAGGACGCTATTTTGCCGCAAGGCATTGTAGCCCCTGAGCCTGTGGAAGCGGAAAGAAATACATTTGCCGCGCCAGCGGGCGACCCGGTGCGAAACGTGCCTAGTGCTATATCCGCGCTATCTGATGAAGTAATCCAGCTAACCGATGAAGGCAGCAAGAAAATTAGCGCTTTTTTCAATGAGTTTGTTGCGGCCGCGGCCAATGTTGAGTTCTTGCAAGGGAGGCTAAAGGGACTGACCGCAACACCCGTGTCGATTGGATCTATTGACCAGCTGGAGCGGACCAGGTTGGTAATGCAGGAAATTGGTGAAGAAATACGCGACAACCTGGGTACCGCCTTAGAGGAAACAGACGCAAAAGCCAGGTTCTTTGGCAAGGGGTTTGACGCGCTTGCGGAAAAGATAACGCTCACGAAGGAGGCTATGCAGACCGCGTATGACGATGGCTTTTTACCAACCGACGAAATTGTAGTACAGCTGCAAGAACGCCTATTGCAATTTCAGGACGCGCAGGACGGCGTTACAACGAAATTCGGAGAAATGGCCTCAGCAATAGAAGTATTGAGGGCGGTATCTGGCACCGCGTTCGATACTGTTGCGTCTGCAATGGCCAGGGGGGAAAGTGCCGTTACGGCCTTTGGTAGGGCGGTAGTGTCTGCTGTTCGAGACGCTATTGCGGCCGAGATAAAACTTGCTGTTGCTACCCAGGTGGCAAGTGCGCTAAAGTCCGTTCCTTTCCCTTTCAATATCGCGCTGGCCGCAGCTGCCGGGGCGGGTGCTTCGGCTTTATTTTCGTCCGCGCTGAATGGCCTAAACATTCCCGCGCTAGCTGCTGGAGGTATTACAACAGGCCCGCAACTTGCATTGATTGGCGAGGCCGGACCCGAGGCCGTGGTGCCGCTGGATCGGTTGGAAAGTATGATAAATATGGGTGGAAACAATCGCCAGCAAGCAGGTGGCGACGTTCGGTTTTATATTAGTGGTGATGCGCTTGAAGGCGTTTTGCGGAATTCAAACTACAATAGAACCTAGATGGCTACTGTAATAAACACAAGCATAGTAAGCCTTGCCGGCGTAACGTACAATATCTATTTAGATAATGGCGCACCTAGTGACGCAGGCGTAGATTTAAGCATTCGAGACGCATCAATTGCGTACAAGGATGATATTACAGATGTGGACGCAAGGGTCATAACAGGAAAGCAAACGGTTACTTTTACTGTCAACACTTTGGCGGAAGCGGATATATTTAAGGGCATGGTGGAGGCTGTTGAGCTGCAATATCGCTTGAGAATTCACAAAGGGGCAGATTTGTGGTGGGTTGGATTTGTAATTTTAGACTTTGTCACAGAGGACTTTGGCGGATTTCCAAAGGATTTTAAGGTGGTGGCAACGGATGGAATTGCCCGGCTCAAAACAATTGATTACGACCATGGGGACTTGGCCGAGCAGGTAACAATAAAAGATTACCTATTCCGCATATTTGCACAAATACCCCTGACTGACTACTACGCCACAAGCGCGGAATACCTGCGAATACATACAAACCTTTGGCCTGAGGGATTGACGCCAACCACCGCTATTAGCCAGATTGACCGCCTGCGGTTATCCGTTAAAGCATTGCGGACGGTAGACGATCGGGGCAACCTTTCATTTCGTACCTATTACGAGGTGTTGATTGAAATCCTAACGCTGCTTGGTTGCCGCCTGGTGTACAGCCAGGGGAGGTATGTCATAGCAGAATTAACCAGCTACGCACAGGCAACAGACACAAACGCCAGCGCAACAGCTAACGACATAAACTTTCACCGATACGATATTGAAGGGACGTTGTTGGCCCCAATAAACGCTATTAGCTGGCTTGTTTATTCTAATCAAATAGGCAATTTGCAGGACGACGACGCGGTAGTACTTGCCGGCGGTAAAATAACCTACCTTCCACCCCTGCAAGGTGTCGATTTGATTTACCGACATTTCACTAGGCAAAACATTACCCCGGGCCTTATCGGCGAACCTGTTGGGCTGTCCGCGCCATTTGCGGAGATTAACAATTTTGGAACGGACGGCGGCGCGGGGCGCATCATGGTGTCGGGCACTATTTCAGGCACTATTGTAGATGCGGACGGCGACCCAATAGAAATGCCCAATGCTTTTTATCTGTTTGCCATTCAGCTCGTTATTGTTGACGAAGACGATGTAACAGAGGGGGTTAGCCTTAGCCGGTCCTATACTGTTTCAAGCGCAGGGGTAACGCATTCAGCAATTACATGGAATACTAATAATCCCGACCAGTTGGCTTATTTCCATGTTCTGACCGACAACAACCCTGCTGTTGAGGCTAGTTTTTCCTTTACTACTCCGATCGTGCCAAGGGCGGGACGGCTGCGTTTTAAGGTTACCGCCATTGGGCTTTTTAGGTTTAATAATTCTGGCCAACAAACCATTGTCGATCGTAATGTGGTCGCCAGCATCACGGGCCTGAGCATGGAATCTTTATTGTCTGGGTCAATAGAGGATCAGTATGTTGAAACCCTTTTTGAGCCGAGAACCGACGGGGGCGGCGCAAACTCTGTGCTCCTTGAACGCACGATGTTATTTGGCGATGGCCCGGGCGACAACACCTTTGGGCGCATAGAGTACAGCCCAAACGGCACGGCGTGGGAGCGCACAACCGGGTGGAGGCGGTGGGCAGGTGGCGCATACCTTAATACTGTTCCTGCCGAGCTGGGGGCCTTGCGCTCACAAGCAATCCTGAACTTGCAAAAAACTACGCGGCAACGACTAGACATATCTTTGATTGCGCCCGACTACAACCCTGAATTTTTGTTTGGCTGCGGTGATGATTTGTTCATGATGCAGGCCGCTACGCTTGACCTGGCAAGGGATGAATGGCGGGGCCGCTGGGTTGAGGTGGCGGGCAATTTTGTGTTTTATGTCGATGACGGTACGCCAATTACTGTTAGTGGTAGTGGAGTTGGTTTTGACCCGCCGCCACCAGCACCGCCGCCGCCACCAACACCGCCAACCCAGCCTGATGGTCCGGGCGGCGTCCTTGTTGGATTATCGAACGTCATTGATGTTCTGGGCGGATTGGTTACAGGGGGCGAAACAGTAACCAGCCTTCAAATAGACACGTCGGAGAACCCACTTTTTGCTGGCGATACTGTACGGGTGGTCAATAACGAAACAGGCCAAACTCAGGACTTTGTAATTTTGTACGATAGCGGGTTTATTCCGGGCTTGGAATCTGATGATGGGGCTGTGCCCTATTATGTAGAAAACGAAGTGGTTTGGCTCATACCCTCCACTACTACGGTTGCTGTCGCTTCTCAAACAGCCGCGTTTGATTTGCCTGTCGGTTCGTTTATTTACCCTACCGCAGCCAGTATATCACAGATTAGGGAGTTGTTTAGGGTGAACTATAAGGACGCCGAGATACATGGTTTTAGCGATTCGTTTAAGGTCGGCCTGTCCGATTGGTTTTGGAGACCCGAGCGGCGGCAAGGGTGGCACATTCGCCGCGTACATTTTGCCTTTGCGGTCAACCCGGGCGGCACGGCAAAGGTTAATTTAAAATACTATGACGCAACTGGATT